GGTCTCCTGACGATACGCGGAGAGAAGAACGATGTAGTTGATGACATCGACCATCGTATCCTCAAAGGATTCATCCTTCACATGGTTCTTTCCCGATGCAAGAATGGAGGACAAGCGGCTCATCTTGTCCGTGAGGCGAACCATGAAACCCTGCTCCGTGGAACAGATGCCCATCGCTTCGACTCGGGTGAAGTTTGCAAATGGCTCCTTGCCATCGTTGCCAGCATAGTCTCGGTTCTTCTTGTCCATGAGTTCCCGTGCTTGCTTGCAGAGAACTTCGTGGTGCTTGAGTAGTTCTTCGCGTGTCATTTCACCTCCGTACATTATTTGACTCCTGTGCTTCCAAATCCACCGTCTCGCGTTGTCTTCTTACTAGGTCTTTCGCCACATTCCACGAGAATGTAGTCAAGGTTGCGAACCATCTCTGCCTGAGCAATACGCATTCCATGCTCAATCGTGATCCTCGACAAGGAGTCGTTCTTGAGCATGACGAAGCATTCCTCGACATAGTCTGCGTCGATTATACCCTCGGCATTCTGTGTGACAAGTCCATTCTTGAAAGAAAGACCAGATCGTGGGTGAACACGAACAGAATGATTTTCGGGAATGTCGAATATCAAGCCAGTCGGAATCAATACACGGAACTCCGCAGGAATCTCAACCTTATCCGTGCAGTAAAGTTCCATAGGCTCGTTCATGCGAGTATAAGCCTTCACCTTCTCCACACCCATGAGACAGGCAGTCAGGTCGAAACATGCAGATTGTTCGGTCGCAAAGGATGGAACGATAGCATTCGGGTTCACCTTGAACACTTTCAACATAATATAAATCTCCCTTGTTTATCGTCGTGTTTTGAACTTTTTCTTGTTCTTATTGCGATCAAGAAGCATTTCAAGTCGCTTGCGCTTGGCCGCATCTTCTTCCTGCTGCTTTAGCATAGTTTCCGTAGGGCTTGGTACTGCGACTTGCTTTTGTCCTTCCATATCTCGCATGGCTTGAAGAACACCACCCATCTCCTGCATCTTTGTCTTGTAGTTTGCAAGATTTGCTTCCATGCGAGGACGCTCTGTCTCGGGGAAGGTTGGATTCTTCAACAAGGATTCACATGCAGCAATACCTTCGTCGTACTTATGAAGATAGAAAGCAGTTGCTGCAATCTCATCATCACACTGCCAACGATATACATCCTCGTCTATGAACAGGATATCAAACTTCGGATACGGCATGGTCTTTGCCATGGATGCATAGAGATATGCAAGTCTGGGCTGATTGACCATTCGGTACATCTTGGCAATCTGATATAGCGGTTCTGCACGGATAGGACGATAGTTCCATGCCATGAGGAACTTCTCCTTGATCTCACCGAATGTCTTGCTGGTGATTGCCGCAATCATTGCGATTCGATAGAGAGAATAGAAGACTTCTTCTTCCCATTGACCCATCTCTACGCGCTTGCGGTATGCCTCATCTGCCTTTTCCCATTGCTGAGAATCGAAATATGATTGTGCAAGATAGAACTGATGGCGGGTATTGTTTGGATCCTCAAGCATTGCCTTTTCAAGAACTTCAGCATCTCGACTATACTTCTCAATGGGAGAGATGCCCACATTCCTTGCTCCACCCATGGTACGAGCGCAGATGTTGTAGTTTCCTTCCAACTTGACGATTCTTGGATTTGGCTTTTGGCAAGCCGCATATTCGTGCAGAACGCCCTTGTACTCCCACTTGGATTCCAACTTGAATATCTGATTGCGCCACCAGAAGAACGACCCTCGCTTGATGCGAAGAGCATAACTATCGATCTCTGTAGTGGGGGGAAGAACCATTTCTCCCTCAAGGTAATCGTCTGCGTCGATCACCCATGCATAGTCTGCCTTGCCTTCAGCAGCCTTGAACGCAAGGGATCTATTGTGACCAAAGTCCTTCCATTCGTGGTCGTGGATCTCACCAGGAATGCCCTTCTCCTTGAAGAAGTTGGTGATGATCTCCTTGGTATTGTCTGTGGAGCCAGTGTCGCAAATGACCCAATAGTCAATGTACTTGTATACTGAGTTTAGACACTCAAGTATGATATGCGACTCGTTCTTCACAATCATGCACAGCGTAAGCGTTGGCTTCATAACAAAGACTCCTTGATGTTCAGTTCTTCTTCTTACCTATGTGGTATTTAGGTACGAGTTCCCAGTTCTGTTTCTCTTTGTGTGGGATTATCTTCATCTGTGCAAGAGAAACTATCGGATCCCCCGCCTTCTTCTTGTCAACTATCTCGACAAGACCCCATTCCTCAAGGAGATTTGCAATCGTGTTCCTTCGACCGATGTCTGTATCATCGATGTCCGTAGGTAGCCCATCAAGGGCAAATAGTTCCTTGAAATGCACTATGTAGAACTTGCCACGCTTGTGCAGTATATGGCAACTCTGATACAACTTGTTTTCTTTCTTAGAGGAAACTCCTATTCTCGTAAGAGTTTCCCGCACCTTAAGAAAATCGTCATCTGCTTTTAATGCCACCTCAAGCAAATCCTCTGCCTTGAGGCTTAATGTCCTTTTTTCCATATCGACCTCGCCAATCAATCAAACATTTGCGAATATCGATAATATTTAGCATTTCAAACTCCTCCACGCATCTCAGATTCACGCTTGACGATCTTGGCAATGGTCTTCTTGTCCAAGGTTGCCTTTATCTCCTCTGCCTTCCGAACGGAACAACCGAAGATGTCCACGATCTTCTGCGTGACCTCGGCATCCTCCTTCTTTGCCCACTTCCCAATCCGCTTGCGCGGTCTGATGCTGTGAAGCAGAAACTCATACTGCATCTGCTTGTCGAGGTGTCCACGCATATTCATCTCGTTTGCGTGCATTATAGTATCGGGAAACTGAGAAAGACCCCTGTTCATGAGATAGGGGGCATATTCAGATGCCCCCCTCCCCTCATCACGGATAAGATTCTTCTTGGTGAGATTGATGCTGTTTAGAAAGTCAAATGGTGAATCGTTCATTTCTTGAACTCGCACGAAACCATCAGTTCGCTAAGGCAAGCCATGGTATTGATCTCTTGGTCTGCCACGAATGCAGACTTGTACTGATAATCGGCAAGGGTGAGGATAGCCTGAGGAATAGACTGAGGCTCAAGGATTTCATAGATGGAATCATAGATGCTGCGGAACAATCCGACATGGTCATTGTCAATGTTGCTGGCAACCCACTTTCGAATCGAACCAAACTCCTTCTTCTTCATGTGACCGACAAGATCGTTCACCTTGTCCGTGGCAGTAGTGCCAAGGATACCAACATCGATCTTCCCGCCAAGGGCATACTTCTGAAGATCGTTGATGAGTCTTCGGAAATCGGGAAACCGCCGCATGACCAGTTCGGCAATCACCTTCTGATCGTACTGAATCTCCTCTGAGTCGAGGATAGCACACACCCTCTTCATCATCTGCTTTGCCATCTTCGGCTTCTCAGTCGAAGGAATGCGGAAGTCGATGACCGTGCATCGGGAATGCAGAGGCTGTATGATTCGATTCTTGTAGTTGCAAGTCAGAATGAAACGGCAGTTCTTTGAGAACTCCTCCATGAAGCCACGAAGTGCTGGCTGCATGGACTGTGGATTGGAGTAGTCGAACTCGTCTAGGATGACAACCTTGGCACCACCATTGAAGGAAACGGAACTAGCAAAGTCCCGAATCCTAGTCCTCAAGGTGTCGATATTTCCATCCTCAGAGCAGTTGATCAGAATCCAATCACAGCCAAGTTCATCGCACAGAGCCTTTGCAACGGTGGTCTTTCCGACACCTGGACCACCAGCAAGAAGCATGTTTTGAACCTGACCACGCTCTATGGTTTCTTCGAATGTCTTCAGAATGTCTTGCGGAAGAACGCAATCTGCGATTCGGGTGGGACGATACTTCTCCGACCACAGATATTCGTCTGTAGCGAGCATTTTTCACTCCATTCACTTGGTTTCAGGGCGAAGAGCAATCCAATAGGTAACACCATTCTTTGTGCCAGTGAACTTAGCCACGGCACTACCACCGATCTCCACAACATAATCATCAGTAAGCATCTTGAGCAGTTCGATGTCGATGAACACGGAACCACTAGTATTGACTGACTTTGCCTTGATCGGAACCTTGTATGTGTTCGACGCGCTGTTGAGTCCTATCTTCCTGTCGAATGCCACGATCTCAATGCCACCAGCAGCACTCGGCTTGACACAGAGCGTGTCGAGTTGCAGCACGGAAGCAGCCTTTTGAATCTCTGCGATCTGATTCGATGACAGATCGAACTCTGCCGTTAGTTCTGGCATCTTGATCGTGCGAGTTGCCTTCTCAATCAACTTCTCATCTGCATAGAAGTATTGAATCTCTCCACCCTTCTGCGAGTTGACAACCACACACTTGTCATCAAAGTTGTAGTCTGCTTCGGAAAACAGACTTGTGGTGGCAATGAACTTTCCAAGATCGAAAATCGCGAATGGCTTGGGGAAGTTCTCATCCACCTTGGCTTCTGCCATGATGTTTTTTGCCGTAGACACCGTGCGAATCACGCTGCCCTTGTCAACATAGATTGATGAGCGAATGCCGGAAAAGTTCTTTAGGATGTCGAATGTCTTCTTGCTGATCTTCATAATTTATTCCTCCTCCTCAAGGTCATCCATGAGGTCTTCGTCAATATCTTCACCACCGTTCACCATGTCCTTGAGATCCCTCAAGTGGTGCTTTCGTTCGTGTCTATTACCCCTTCGTTCATGCTTTCTTCCACGAGAGGATGAATGTCCTCTATCAAAGGAATCGAAGGTGTCATTGTCCTTCCAGTTCTTGCTCACTTCTCTGTCTCCTTCTCGACTAGTAGTTGAGATAGGTAATCTACACCAAATGTGTCTTCAATCAACTTCTTTCTCATATTATTCTCCGATATTGTCATTGAAACATAGTTGCTGAATCCTGGCATGTTCTTGGGGCAATGAACTCGCGGATAATCCAACTTCGAATAATGATTCTCATCAAGATTCGTCAGTTGCGTATGTGAGAAGTCACCGCAGTTGCAAGCCTCACAGATGAAAGATTTTGGATGCTTCTTGCTTTCCAATCTACTCTCGCAGGGAGCAAGACCCAATGCATCCGAACCATGGCAGGATATATCCCTTATGTCGCGCACCTCTTCCGAAACTTTTTCCCCACCCAATCCGCGAGATGCTAGAGATTCTGCCAACTGCCATGCTTTCGCAAATCTATTTCTAAGAAAATAATATTTCATTGATTGATCCTACTGAAGTTGTTCTTCTTGCTAAATGTTAGAATATCTTGAAACTTATCCGTGAGTTGATCTGTCTTGTGTGAGATGACAAATATGTTGCATCTCTTTCCAAGGCTCTTGATAAGTTTCATGAACTCATCCATTCCCGTGGAGTCCAGGCTTGAATCGAACACCTCATCAAGCACCAGCAAGTTGCAGTTCGTGCTGTTCTTCAACCTCGCAACCTCTCTCCACGCAAGCAGCAATGCCAGGTCGATACGCATCTTTTCTCCCTCGCTGAAGGAAGCGTATGTAAACTCGTCGCGATGCCTCGACTTGATCGTCTCTGTGAAGTTATCATCAAGATTGAACTGCACGAAGAAATCCATGCAAGCAAGATAATGGTTTATCAACTTGTTCATGATTGGAAGATAGTGCTTGATGATCCGCGTCTTGATTCCACTATCCTTCAGCACCGTCTGCGCGGACGACAGGAGTTTCTGCTCCTCTTGCTTTTCGATATGGTGCTTCTTGCCATCTTCCCACTTCTGCTCAAGTTCGTCAAGGGCATCCTGCTCTGATGTCAGGCTCTGCTGAGACTTCTTGATCTTCTCTACATCAGCCTTAAGTCGTTCGATCATTTTTTCAGCAACGGCTAGTTTCTGTCTATGTTCATTCAGAATCGACAGAAACTTTTCGTATTCAACTTCAATATTGTCCAACTTGTTGTCCGCGAGAAACTTCCTTTCAGAAGCGATGCGAGACTCCACGTCAAGAAGAGCCTTTCGTATCTCCTCCGTCTTTTCCTTCTTGGATACGATTTCCTTCTCCCGATGTTCTTCGGTAAGGGTTTGGCCACAGGAAGGACAGGGAACATCCTTGGTGGTTACAAGAATCGATGTCTCCTCGACAAGGATGTTGAACTTCTTCTCAAGAGTATTTCGAATCTTTGTCATATCACTGATGGATTGTTCCTTCTTGCGACGAAGATCGCGGTTCTTTCCAAGTGCAGACAACATGTTCCCACCCTTGAGAACAACCGCAGAAAGGGAATCGCGAACCTTTTCGTTGCTCTGTATCTCTTCCTCAAGCCCCTCAAGTGATGATCGACTCTTCTCCTCAAGGGCTTCAAGATACTTTCTCTGCGTCTCCTTCTTGCTCTCAAGGATCTCCACGGATGTCTCGCATGTACGCAAATCATCCTTGTTGGTTGAAATCTTGTCCTTGAGAACTGCGTTCATGGAAGAGAAGACGCTGATGTCCAAGAGAGATTCCACGATGGCTCGACGGTCAGCCGCTGGCAATCTCATGAATGGGACATAGTTTGTCGATCCAAGAATCACAACCTGACAAAATGCCTTGTAAGACATCTTGAGGATCTGCTCCTCAAACATCTTTCTCTTCT